GCGTGAGTGGATCGGGGACTATTTCATACAACTTGCAGCTTATGCCGCCGCCCACAACAACATGCATGGCACTAATATTCGGGATGGTGTTATTTTGATGTGTGCCCAACCCACCTTGCTCGAAGACAGCAGCTATACCAAACCTCAGTATCAAGAATTTCACATCAGCGGCGATGAATTTGATCACTGGCATGATCAATGGTTACGCAGAGTAGACATGTACTACGCAACCAACTAAATACTGGATCACACAAGGAATCCAGTCGTGGCCATAGTCCAAGTATCCAGAATAACCAACCGTAAAGGTCTTACGGAAAATCTCCCCCAGTTAGCCGGTGCCGAACTGGGATGGTGCCTGGACAGTCGTAGACTGTTCATTGGCAATGGCACCTTAGAAGAAGGTGCGCCGGCAATTGGTAATACTGAAATTGTTACACAATTTTCAGATATTGCTGTTTTAAGCCCGTACACTTATCAGGACAGTGCAGTTGGTTACACTGCACAAACAGGACTGACACCTTCAGATCCCGTAGTGCGAACCATTCAACAGCGCCTTGATGACTACGTGAACGTACGGGACTATGGTGCCGTAGGTGACGGCACAACAGATGACTACTCTGCTATTAACCAAGCATTGGCCGACTTGTACTGTCGGGCTACCAACACGCAAGTACGACGAGTCTTGTTCTTTCCTGCTGGCACATATCTAATTACCGAAACATTGGTCATCCCTACCTATGCTAGTTTAGTTGGGGAAGGCGCCCAGTCGTCTATTATTGTACTGGGGGACAACGAAGATAACAGCACAATAACTGCTGTTTACGTAGCACAGTATGGTGATAGTAAACAACAAACCGGAGTTAATATTGGCAACAACGGTGCCATTGCTCCTAGAAATATCACAATCGACTCGATGGCATTACAAAGCAACAAAGTAACCGACTTATTCTTAGTTGAACAAGCAACAGAGTGTTGGTTCAATAGTGTTGATTTTATTGGCCCATTGACAGCAGCAGACATAACTGCTAATTTATCTACAGATAATATTGCTGGCATTCGATTCACCAACACCAACAGTACGAGTAATATTTGTAACTATATCACATTTGACAAATGCGGGTTTTCAAACTTGACGTATGGTCTCAACACAGATGAGCAAGTGCAATCTGTGACTATAAGCAATGGCAAGTTTGATACCCTGTATCAAGGTGTTGTACTAGGTGCCGGAACACCTATCGATGGTGGCCCTACTGGATTTCGTACTGTTCAGAACATGTTTGACAACATCTTTGCTGAAGGCGTTGTGTACGATGATGTAAGTTTGAACGCCAGCGCATATAACGTATTTTACAATGTTGGCAACAGCTTTGGTGGCAGCAATCCCACTGGACCTTGTATTAGATTTGGATCCGATAACAACGTATCAATCAATGACATGTTTGAGCGGTCTGATGCAGCCGCTACAACTTACTATCCTAGAATTTTTGTTACCAGCACCGGTACAGTAACTGGCGGTACACAGCAGCAACTGGGTCGATTTGTTCGCGAGAATGGCCGGTACATGTTGTTGACCGATGATGATTCCGGCACAGTGTTTACTTTTAATAAAACCCAAACCAGTGCAATTAGTATAGATTATACTGTAACACGCGGAACCTCCACGCGGCACGGAGTAATGTTTGTCTCGGCCGGCGCAACAGCGTCGTATAGTGATGACTTTACCCAAACTGATGACACCGGAGTGACATTATCGGCTTCTTTGGCAACTAACACTGTGAGTATAATATTTGCTACTACTAGTACCGGCTCTGATGCCGAACTAACTTACTCAGTTAACCACCTTGCTTGATGTGGCCAAATACGGTTGACCAACGCCTACAATCTTGGTACGAGTTAAGGCAACATGCTTCTACGGCTGATCTTGAATCTGCACTAGATCTTGTCAACTCTTGGTGGTTTAACGCTCCTTGGCGGCCCTACCATTTGCACTGGGACGAGCGGCAAAATTGGCCAGATCCCTGGCAATTATTAAGCGATAACATGTTCTGTCCACTTGCTCGCGGGCTTGGTATACTGTATACTATAACAATGCTAAACCGCCCAGATATTCAGGATGCCGAATTGACCGACTCCGACAATGACAATTTAGTCCTGATCAGCAACGGGAAATATATACTGAATTGGGACCCAAAACAGATCGTAAATACCAGCCTACCTGTGTTGGTAGGACAAAACAATTTTACTCAAGCAGTAGCAAAAATCAAAGTCGGATAACAATGAAATCAATTACCGTTTTAAAACGCGATGGTAATCGCGAAGACCTGTCCTTGGAAAAATGGCAGAATCAGATTGCGAAAATCTGCCAGGGTATATCTGACGTGAGTCAAAGCATGATCGAGATCAAAGCGCAGGTACACTTTTATGACGGTATCACCACCCGCGACATCGACAACTTGACCTTGCGGGCCATTGTCGATCTAATCGATGTAGAAAGCAATCCCGATGTCGGGCACACCAACTACCAGTATGTGGCAGGCAAGCAACGACTAAGCATGTTGCGGAAGGATGTGTATGGCTCCTATGAGCCTCCTCACCTGTACGAGATCGTAAAAAGAAATGTAGAAACTGGCTTATACACTCCGGAACTGTTGGAGTGGTATACCCGTGAAGACTGGAACAAGATGGAAGCAATCATTGACCACGAAAAGGATGAGCTATACGGTTATGCTGCGGTTGAACAACTGATTGAAAAGTATCTAGTTAAGAATCGTGCTACCAAGGAAACATATGAAACTCCACAAGTTCGATACATGGTCGCGGCCGCTACTGTATTTCACAAAGAAGAACCGAACAGCGCGAGAATGCGCTACATCAAGGAGTACTACCAAGCTGCCAGTGATGGTTTATTCACTCTGGCTACTCCTGTTCTTGCTGGGCTTGGGACCCCTACAAAGCAGTTCTCTAGTTGTGTGCTCATTCGCAGTGATGATGATCTTGACAGTATATTTGCTAGTGGGGAAATGATGGCCAAGTATGCTAGCAAACGTGCTGGCATTGGTCTGGAGATTGGTCGTCTGCGTCCACTTGGTTCCCCCATTCGTGGTGGTGAAATCATGCACACAGGAATGATCCCGTTTCTGAAGAAGTGGTTCGGAGATCTGCGTAGTTGCAGCCAAGGCGGCATCCGCAATGCTAGTGCTACTGTGTTCTATCCTATTTGGCATCATCAGTTTGATGATCTTATTGTACTTAAAAACAATCAAGGTACTGACGAGACCCGGGTGCGACATATGGATTATGGGGTCGTGCTGTCCGCTTTCTTTTGGCGCAGATTTAAAAACAAAGAGGCTATCACCTTCTTTGACCCGAACGAGGTACCCGATTTGTATGAGGCATTTTACACTAACACCCAGCGGTTTGAAGACTTGTATGTAAAGTACGAGAAACAAGCGGGCCTGCGTAAAAAGACCATGAATGCAGAAGATGTGTTCAAGGGCGGCATTCTTAAAGAGCGCACCGATACTGGACGTATCTATCTTGTATTCATTGACAATGTTATGAATCAAGGTCCATTTGATCCCGAGTATCATACCATATACCAGAGTAACTTATGTTGTGAAATTCTATTACCTACTAAATCTTTCAAGCGCCTCGACGATGATGCTGGCCGTATTGCTCTATGCACTCTCGGAAGTATCAACTGGGGTGCATTCCGTAATCCTGAAGACATGCGCCGGGCTTGCCGCATCTTACAGCGTAGCCTCTGTAATATACTGGATTATCAAGATTTCTTGAGCATTCAGAGTAAACTAAGCAATGATGAGATTCAACCCTTGGGCATTGGTGTTACTAATCTGGCCTACTGGCATGCCAAACGAGGGTACAAGTATGGGGAGAAAGATGCACTCCAAGAAGTCAAATCCTGGATGGAGCACTTGGCGTACTACTTAACTGAAGCCACTGTGGAACTAGCTCGGGAACGTGGCCCTTGCCTGCACAGTAGCAAGACACGCTACGGACAAGGCACCTTCCCTTGGGAACTACGTGCTGCAGGAGTCAATGAGTTGGCAAATTTTGCTCCTGAGCTTGACTGGGAAACGCTACGCAGCAGTATGAAGCAGTACGGTGTGCGCAATGCTACACTTATGGCCATTGCTCCTGTAGAATCCAGCAGTGTGGTTATCAACAGCACTAATGGTATTGAAATGCCCATGAGTTTGATCAGTGTCAAAGAAAGCAAAGCCGGCTCGTTTACACAAGTGGTACCGGAGTACCATAAATTAAAAAACAAATACCAACTGATGTGGGATCAGACTGACTGCGACGGATACTTGAAAACTGCTGCGGTACTTGCAGCATATGTGGATCAAAGCATAAGTACTAATACATTTTATTCGCCAAAGCATTTCCCGGATCGCAAAGTGCCATCTACTTTAATTGCTAAGAATTTAATGCAAGCACATTTATGGGGGTTGAAGACAATGTACTACTCACTTCTCGATAAACAAGGTAGCAAAATGGATGCAGAAACGCCTCCAAATATGCCACTTGAACAAATTGATTTTGATGACGAGGAAGATTGTTTGGCCTGCAAATTATAATGGACTATCAAAAAATATATAATAATTTAATAAATCGTGAAATTACACGAACAGGGTATGTTGAAAAACATCATATCCTGCCCCGTTGCATTGGTGGATTAGATAATAAAGAAAACTTGATTAAATTATATCCTGAAGAACATTATCTTGCTCACTTACTATTATGTAAAATCTATCCAGGCAATCAAAAGTTGTTATATGCCGCAATGAATATGACTACTGGATCTATGATTAATAACGGTAAAAGAAATAATAAAGCATATGGCTGGTTGCGTAGGCAGTACTCCGAATCTATGTCAGGCGATAATAATCCTAATAGACGTAATCCTGATATACAAAAAGAAGCCGCCAAAAAAAGAGTCGGTCAAAAACGCACAGAAGAAACAAAAGCGAGAATGTCTGCCGCACAAAAAGGAAGAACATTTACCGAGGAAACTAAAAAGAAAATGTCAGAAGCTGTTAAAAATCGACCTTGTATATCTGAAGAAACAAGAAAGAAACTTTCTGAAAAATCTAAAGGAAGAGTTGGTCCATGGGCTGGAAAGTCAATGTCTAACGAAACTAAAGCAAAGATGTCTTTGTCTCGCCAAGGTAAAACAATGTCAGAAGAAGCAAAGGCAAAAATGAGAATTGCGGCAACGATTAGAGAAGAAAATAAACGTAAACAAAGAGATTTAACATAATGTTAAGCAGAATCTTATTTCGGCGTGACAAACATCGAAGTCGACGCTGCTGGCGAAATTTAACAAAGGAAAATTGAAATGAAAAAATTATTAGTTATATTAGGATTTATTTTAGCGTTTAATGCACAAGCACAAACCAAAGGCATTACCATCTGTGACGGGCACTATGCATTGTGTGCAGCATCAACTTGCAAGCCCACCGGAAAAACAATTACCGGTACCTCCGGTATAACATATCCAGAGGTGGAATGTCGTTGCCCAATACTTAAAGGACGTGCAATTGCCGACACCACAGCAGGCAATATGCAAGGGTCATGCACTGCTACTGATGATAAACATGTTTGGAGTTTATTTGCTCCTAAACTTTTCTACCCACAAGAGGCTAGTGACTTTAGCAAAAAGCCAAAAGATATGAAAGCAACGCTACAAAAATGTGATGCTAGTTTGAATCTTGGCAATAAATCTAGCAACTGTTTTAGTTGGAATTGTCTTAAGGGGGCTGATGGTGTAGCAGTGTGTTCATGCCCAACAGGACAAGTACCGGCAGCAACCACATTCTTAACAGAAGCAGGGCAGGGCAATCCCGATGCTTGCTCGAAATACCCAGTAAGTCTGCCCATCCAAAACCCGCCTGGCAACTAAGATAAAAACATGAACAGTCTTGAAAAGATCTGGGCACGAGCCACTGGGCATTTGATGGGCGAGTCAGATCATGATCGTCCGGGCGTGCCTATATTAACTCTTCGGGAAGCCCGAATAGCCTTGTTTTTCAAGACGTTTTGGGTTATAATACATGTTATAACTTGTGGCTTTATTATAGCCAACACAATCAGGCACTGGTAAAATGTCAAGACAACAATATGATTTAAAAACTAAAACAGACTACCTTAATCGGACGATGTTTCTGGACCCGGCCGGCCCTGTGACTATCCAAAGGTTCGAAGAAGTCAAGTATCCCAAGATTGCCAAGTTCGAAGAAACTGCACGTGGGTTCTTTTGGCAACCCGAAGAGATTAGTCTAAGCAAGGATGCCAACGACTTCAAAGACGCTAGCGAATCAGTAAAGCATATTTTCACCAGCAACTTGTTGCGGCAAACGGCCCTGGATAGCTTGCAGGGTCGAGCACCTAGCCAGGTATTCATGCCGGTTGTTAGTTTGCCCGAGTTAGAGGCCCTGATCTACAACTGGACATTCTTTGAAACCAACATCCATAGCAAGAGCTATAGTCACATTATTCGCAATATCTATAATGTTCCCAAGGATGTGTTTAATACAATCCACGACACCCAGGCCATCATAGACATGGCCAGCAGTGTGGGACGGTACTACAACGACTTGCACCGTGTAAACTGTGCAAAGGAGCTAGGTCAGCCAGTCGACGAAACTGAACATGTCAGGGCAATTTGGATGGCCCTACATGCCAGCTACGCACTAGAAGCATTCAGATTTATGGTGTCGTTTGCTACTAGCCTGGCCATGGTAGAGAACAAGATCTTTATCGGCAACGGTAACATTATTGGCCTCATCCTACAGGACGAGCTGCTGCACAAGGGATGGACTGCGTATATTATCAATCAAGTGATCAAGGAAGATCCCAGGTTTGCTGCTATCAAAGCCGAATGCGAGCATGATGTGTACCAGTTGTACCTGGATGTGATCAGAGAAGAAAAAGAGTGGGCCGACTACTTGTTTAACCGCGGCCCGGTGATTGGACTCAACGCAAACATCCTTAAGGACTTTGTGGACTATACCGCAGTCGGTGCCTTGAAGGATATTGGCATCAAGTATCTTGAGTCGGCACCTAGGTCGACCCCGATCCCTTGGTTCAACAAGCACAGCGATACATCTAAGAAGCAAACAGCACTACAAGAATCTGAAAGTACCAACTACGTGATAGGCATTATGTCTGACTCGATAGATTACGATCAGTTACCCAATTTATAATAAGAAAACTTATTATGGCATTAACTAGTGTTTTTATCTTCCAAAATAAAGATGGTACTGCAACGCCGAATATAGGCCTGGAGGCCTGGGTTAGTAAATTGCCAAACATTGAACGAGTTGAATTTTTTGCAGCACAAAAACGCCAACATAGTAATCGACAAAAAGCGATAGATTCTGGGAATCTGGTGTTACATTCCGATAGTTATACTTGGACCGATGAAAACACAAGAACGAATAACAATCATGGTGCTGACCCAGTGTGGTATTCATATTTTTACAGATGGCTAGAAGAAACTGGGCAAGAATTTATTATTAAAGTAAAAGAAACAAACTAAGGAAAAACAAATGCAAGCTATTGTATGGAGCAAGGACCAATGCACGTATTGTGTGCAGGCCAAGGCGCTGTTAGACGCCCGTGGAATTGATTATGAAGAACGCAACATCATGCAAGACTGGACGAAAGAGCAACTGTTAGAGGCGGTACCCACTGCCCGTACACTGCCCCAAATCTTTTTGGATAATGAATACGTGGGCGGTTTTACAGAGCTACGGCAACGATTGAACTAAATTAATACATGACTACACCATCAGCAAACCAAATTTATACATTCAAGATGACCACAGGCGAGGAAATTGTCGCTAAGATTGTTTCCATCTCCGACGATCACTTGATTGTTTCTCACCCTATCTTATGTGCCCTTAGCCCTAACGGCTTGCAAATGATGCCAGGCCTGTTTAGTGCAAAAATGGAGCAAGATGTACGGCTAAATACTAACAACATAGTAATGATCGCCGAAACACGCGAGGATGTTCGCACCAATTGGTACCAGGCCACAACCGGTATTGTACCAATTTCAAGATCGATTATTACTGGATAACCAAGGACCAGATCATGCCCGGAGTTGCAACAGTAGGTAGTACCGGTGTTCCACACGTCGGAGTTCCTAAAGTCAACTCCGGCAGTCCAGATGTGTTAGTTAACGGAAAAGCCTGCGCCCGAGTTGACGATAGTATTGCAGCACATCAATTCGGGAAAAAAGTTCACACTTCTAAAATTGGCACTGGAAATTCAACTGTGCTGGTTAACGGCCGACCAATTGCTATTATTGGTAGTGTGTTGATACCAAGTTGCACTACTTTGAACACAGGCTCAGCCGACGTGATAGCGTAAACTATGAGTTACGGTACCTATAGTCCATTAATGTTGATAGCAACCAATGGTTTGATTCTGAACCAGGGGTTAGATCCTAATCCCAATCTCATCACCGGGCTTGATCAATACACCAGTGTTGAACCAGTTGCAGATATTCTTTTGGTAATTGCCAATGCAATACCAGCTGTGTCTGCAAATGTAATATCACAATCAACATTTAATTCAATTGTAACACTAGGGAATACAACCTTTCCGGCCCTGACTGATGCTATCCCTAGCAACTATACTGCTAACATGACTGCAGCATACGGTAACACCATCTATGGATCTACAACGGTCATAGACACACAGATTAATCGACTCTTGGGCAACATTAATGGCAGTGGATACGATCTGGGAATTTTTACACAGATTTATTACAGTAGTGAAGGATATCGTGTCAGCACCAACACGATATTGAATTCAGTTACCAATAGTGATTTAATAAGTTCTACCTTTACTGACATGAACGCATTGACGTCGGGCGGTGTCAGCAATGTTAATGCAGACTTTGAAAAGTTCGGTGCCGACTTACGAAAGCTAGGTAGCCTGATCGATCTTGGTAACTTGGCAAATCTCGGACAACCTGCTGCGTTGCTCCAACAAATGGCAGCGGTGGGCGGTGTGATACCGGCAATATACACAGCGTTGTTGTTTGCCGGGGTCACACAAAGTGACATTACTGAATCAAACACCTTGGGCACTGTAACTCCCAAGCTTAATAAAAAAATATACGCTGCCCTTACTACAATCACCGGCAGTGACCTGGCTCAGATTTTAAATTTACTGGCAGTAACTACACCGGGCATTGCCACAGCAGCTGATCTACTAGATCCGTTAAAGATATTTCCGACCAGTTACAGCACATTGGTCACACAGATTTCGTCAAACACAGCTACGTCACCGAATCAACAAGTACAGGTACTAATCTATACAGGCACAACAGTAAACAGTGCACTATTTGCTGCTTATCCCACCACCACTGCTTATATTGAACTAAGTCGTGTTATCCCTCCAGACCAAGCTGCTGCCAATATTGCATTGCGAAATAGTTTAGGACAGGTGAAAAGTATTAAAGCTTCTACCTTGCCGGCCTTTGCTAACACAGTATCAACTCTTGAATCCAGTGCAGACTTTAGTCTAATTGGAAATCTTAGTTCGCCAATACCAACATCGGTAACAAACAGTCTGGTGGGTAATCTTGCTACCGGGGCAACTGCTAATGCCACCTTGACCATATATGATTTCATGGGCTCCCTGACTGGTAATTCTTTTATTGAACCATTGGCCAATCTGACCACGGATATTACTACATTAAACAATACTGGTAATTTAACTGGGTTAACAAACGCCAGTACTGGACTTTATGCTTACATGAATCTTGCATTGGCAACCCCGAGTGGTAACGTGATTATCCCTACCGGGCCAGCTGCTGGTACGTATGCTAATGCTGAGATAGCGTTTACTGGCCCCGGAGTTCCGTCGGGTATTGGTCTTCTTCCAGCAACCATCGCAGAAATTGCAAACATTGCAAACAGTTATCCCACTATTGTGTCTACTACTACCAGTAATATTGATACCATGATGTTTCAGATTGATATAGAAAACAACAACCTCTCCTTGGCCGGGGTCGATTGGACAGTACTAGCCGAAGTTGGTAATCTCGGCACAACCGGTATTATCCAATCCTTTGGTTCCAGCTTGCATGATATTGGCAAGGCTGTGTCCTTTGAAGGACCTGCGCAATTCGTCGAGGCAATTGCCAACACTGCCACCCAAACTGGGCAAGCCATTGTTGCAACCATGCGCGAGGCTCGCAACATCGCAACACTCAACAATTCTGGTGTACAATCAGATACTCAAATCCCAGCCACAGGCCGTTGACCAATAATTCATCTTGTGTTATAATACTGTAAATAGTTACAGAAAGGTGTGCTTGTGATCGATACTGCGTTGGATCAGTGCAATGGTGTTAAAGTGGCAGCAGATTGGATTCGAGATCTCGAAAGCTCGGATAGTCGTCTTTACAAAGAAGGCGTAATTGAAAAAGCTCTTGTGGCTTCCCGTATTGGGAGCACCAGCGCCCAATGTTTTTTATACAACTGTTACTTGGCTTACCACCCGTTCTTTGTATACAACGTTCGGCAAGTACCCGAAACTATAGACTTAGTGGATCGCGAGAATCCCTGGGTAGAGTTTTGGGGCATGCTCGAGGGCCTGCGTACTCGTAGTGTCACAGGTAATCGTGCTCGTGATGCAATTGATACTATGAGCAAGAGGTTTGACAGTACTGAGTGGAACGGGCTGGCGCGCCGCGTGATCATCAAAGATCTGCGCTGTGGTGTTACAGACAAGACCCTGAACAAGGTGCTCAAGAAAACAGCCTGGGCTATCCCGATCTTTGAATGCCAGTTGGCGCAAGACTCAACAGATCAACCCAACAAGATGATCGGGCACAAGCGTCTTGAGTGCAAGTTAGACGGAGTGCGTGTCATTGCCATGGTGTATAAATCAGGCACAGTAAACTTGTTTAGTCGTAACGGCAAGGCATTTGTTAACTTCCCTCATATTGAAAAGCAATTGGCCGAATCTGGTCGTGAAATGGGCATTGCAGCGTTTGGTCGACCTACTGACTTTGTGCTGGATGGAGAAATCATCGGGGATAGTTTTCAAGCCCTAATGAAACAAGCACATCGCAAACGTGATGCTGATGCATCGGACAGTAATTATTACATTTTCGATGTCATGCCACGCGAGGATTTTGCACGAGGATTCTGGAACACCCCACAGAATCGTCGAATTGAGCTCTTGGAAAAAATGCGTGTGGCCCAGATGTTTGTGCCGAACGTTCACGTTATGCCGGGCATGGAAGTTGACCTTGGTACTGCTGAAGGGCACAGCATTATGCGGCAGTTTGCTGACGCTTCGGTCAAGCAAGGGTACGAGGGCATCATGATCAAGTCTGTTGATGCACCGTATGAATGCAAGAGGTCGAGCTTTTGGATGAAATGGAAGCCTACAAAAAGTTATGATTTAACCATTGTTGGGTTTGAAGAAGGCACAGGGCGCAATGCAGGCCGTTTGGGCGCTATAATTTTTGAAGGAGTTGATAATGATCGAACCATTCGAGTTAATGTTGGTACTGGCTATAGTGATGATGATCGCAGCCGCTTGTGGGCCACAAGGCCTGAGCTACTTGGTCAGATTAGTGAAATCCAAGCTGACGCAGTCACGCAAAATCAAGACGGAAGCTACAGTCTCCGGTTCCCGAGATTCCTGAGATTCCGTGGATTTGAAGCAGGCGAAAAGCTTTAACCCTGTATATTCCAAGCACAAGCCACCCCGGGGTGGCTTTTCTATTATACTCACTGATCATACACAGGACCCCCGGTAAATACTTTACCATGTTTTTAACATATCTAATGTTTTTGGTGGCGCTGTGCCTTAGCACAGTTGCTGCGTTTTATAGTATAATAGGCCTAAGTGCCATATTCGCCGGTGCCGTCGTCCCCATTCTAATCATGGGATCTATCCTTGAGGTCGCCAAGCTTACTGTCACAGTGTGGCTGCATGAATACTGGCCGCGAGTACACTTCACCATGCGGACTTACTTGGTATCGGCAGTTGCTGTGCTCATGCTGATTACTAGCATGGGTATTTTTGGATTCTTGAGCAAGGCTCACAGCGATCAAGGATTAGTTAGCGGCACAGTGTTAGCCAAGATTGCTATCTACGACGAAAAGATCAAAACCGGGAAGGACAATATAGATGTCAATCGCAAGGCGCTCAAACAGATGGATGAGGCAGTGGATCAGGTCATGGGCCGCTCATCAGATGAAAAGGGTGCCGATAAAGCGGTACAGATTCGTAGAGGGCAGCAGAAGGAACGTGGCAGACTACTTGCCGATATCGAAGCCGAGCAGAAAAAAGTTAGCCAGCTTGTGGAAGATCGAGCACCCGTGGCAGCAGAGGTTCGCAAAGTTGAAGCAGAAGTCGGACCAATCAAATACATAGCAGCATTAATCTATGGGGACAACCCGGACAGCAATACTCTAGAGCGGGCAGTAAGATGGGTAATTATTATACTGGTACTGGTGTTTGATCCACTAGCTGTGATGATGTTGTTATCAGCAACTGAGAGTTTAAAATGGGAACGAGAAAAAAAAGAAGCCAAAGACCAGCCCAAAGAAGAACTACCGCTGCCAGCTGATCCACCGGCTAATGACATACATTCTTGGCCCACGGAATGGGTTGAAGAAACATATCATGTTGAAAAACCGACTCCAGTGCTGCCAGTTGAAGAACCCCCTGCGGTAGTCGAAGAACCAGTTGCAGAGGTTGCACAACTCGATCCAGATTATGCTGATATTGAACAAACCGTAGATGAATCATCTAAGGAAGCCAAACGTCGGTGGAAGGCTGAGGATGGATCGCACCGAATCAAATCCACTATCCGTATGTACGAGAAGGGTTTGATTGACCGCCTGCCGTGGGAAGACTATATAGATGTGCCGGATAATAATCGCGATGTGCTGTTTGGTAGCATCTGGCCTAAACAACCAGAAAAAGGTGATCAGTTCATCCGAATCGACTATAAACCCACCAAGGTTTACAAGTATAATAGTGTAAGATGGATAGAAGTAGATAAAACAGTAAATGGTAGATATGCATATAATACAGCGTATCTTGATTACTTGATTGATCGAATCAAGTTAGGTGAATACAACACTGATTTACTAACCGATATTGAACGTGCACAAATTGAAGCCCACTTACAACGAGAAACTGGTCAATGAATGAAACGCAACTCTGTAGTTTTTGTAGTAAACCTAAAGATGCAGTTGCAAAACTGATTGTTAGTGATTCAGTTGCAATCTGCAACGAATGTGTAGCATTATGCACTGATCTACTAGTGGACGAGCATGACAATCTAGTAATTGCACCTGCACCGGCAGATCCTAAGAAAATGGATCCAATGAATCTCAAAGAGTATTTGGATCAGTATGTGATTGGTCAGGACCAAGCCAAGATCATGCTTAGTGTGGCAATTATCAATCACTACAAACGGATCAGCTGCACTGATCCCGAGCGTGAGATAAACAAAGCAAACATCCTTATGGTCGGTCCTACTGGAACAGGAAAAACCCTGTTGGCAAAAACTGTAGCCAAGTATCTAGATGTACCGTTTGCCATTGCTGATGCAACCAGTCTTACCGAAGCCGGGTATGTAGGAGATGACGTAGAAAGTCTTATCAGCCGCCTGCATGCCAATGGTGGTAATGACATTGCTAAAACACAGCGAGGAATTGTGTTTGTGGACGAGATTGACAAGATTGCTCGCAAGAGTGAATCAGCATCAATCACACGCGATGTATCCGGCGAAGGTGTACAGCAGGCCTTGTTGAAGTTGGTGGAGGGCACCAAGTGCCGTATCCCTAGCACAGGTGGGCGTAAACACCCTACCGGAGAGATGACCGAGATCGATACCACTAACATTTTGTTCATTGCAGGCGGCGCATTTGTTGGGCTTAGTGGAATTGTAAAAAGTCGTATTAATGGAACCACTATTGGGTTCACTGGGTCTGTCGGCACACGGGAAGATGTAGACCTGGATCTTGTGAATCCGGATGACCTTGTGCGTTTTGGTCTCATCCCTGAATTTGTAGGACGTTTCCCGGG